ACCCAATGTAAGCTTAGTAAGTCCATACTTTAGATTAACACCCGGAGCACTACTTGGACTGATTATACTTGAAGTACTACCAGTACCCCACCATGGGGCTACAGGTATAGCAGAGGCCATAATGACTTGAGGGTTAGTATCAACTGTTTCAGTATCTATACCTACTTTCCTGAAGGTAACACCACCTACGATGTGTTCACTACTTTCACCAGTGTAATATCTTTCTAAACCGTAATCTAAAAATTTATCTAATGTTGTGTGGTCACTCTTTGGTTTGTAGTTTGAAAACGTAACTGTTACAGAACGTAAAAAACCAGTATTTAACATTTTGGTTCCAGCTGTATATGTAGGAGCAGTACTCGAACCAGTCCCAGAAGGATAATAAGATTTAGCAGTATCAAAACCGGCGTCACTCGCACTGAGAGTACGAGCAGCAGCTAAATAAGGTGTAAATTGTAATTTTGCAATATTCATTTGCATAGATATTTCAGGTAAAGCAAAGGTAGAACTCCCAAAGGCTACGTCAGTTGAACTTGTCCATGTTGGATAAGGTATATTAAATACCGAGGCTCTAGTAACAGAGGGTGATATTTGTCTTGAACCCATAGCTTTTTGTAAATTAGCGCTAGCTGTGCTGTAATCCCAGAGATGATACATGCGGAACGATTGTGCTCCACCAAATTTTCTTTCAGCAGATAGTTCACATTTAGTCATCAATAGTGGGTTTGACTCTGAAGATGTGAAAGGATTGTTCATATTGGCTGATTGATATACTTCATCGAATATCGTGTTACCGGGACTTCCTCCTACGTCATTATCAGTACTTCCTGCGACAGGAGATTTAGCTTTGAATTGGATAACATCTTTTATATCTTTGTATTTCCAGAAAGGTTTTTTCCATGTTAGTTTTTCTGCATTACCTTTCCTACCATCATATACAGGTCTCCATACTCCATTAATATCATCAGTCTCAGGTTTGATATTTATATCTTGACCATTTTGAGAAAAATATTTTCTTAATGAAAACGTTTTATACTGACCCAGCAGACTACCTAATCCTCCAGCAGCCTTAGCTTTAGCTACACTAATGGGTAAAAATGCTGAAGACATCTCAACAACGCCAGTTCCAGCACTTTTTAATATATTAATATTACCTAGTGTTTTATCCGCACCATCAAAATTCTCAGACATTAATCTATTGTCAGTATCTAATACGCTATGGTAAACTACAATATCTGCACCGTCTAAATAATCGACATTTGTAGCAGGATTTACACCTGTATTAGCGACATTACCACTTAAATAAGCTACAGACATTCTACCCTCTGCTACTTCTACACCGGGTTTTAATCGATATAATTCTATTTGAGGAAGTGTGGGTGTTGTAGCTAATGTAACTCCACTAACAAACACATTGAGGTAACCACCAATTAACTCTGAATTACCATAAGCAGGGGTTTCTGCTATACTACCAGATAAAGTGTATGCTGTTTCTTTAAATCCTCCTTGTAAACTAATTAAATCTCCACTACTACCAACTGGTAAATCACCAAAGTTTGGTGTAACAACGGAAGCGGTAGTAAGTGTACTTCTTTTATAAAATGTATTTTTTTCTACTGCTCTCATGCTCGTCTCCTCATTGCAGGATTACCTGCAAAACTATCGATATTTAAATTTGATTGGTTCATTTCTGCTGATTCCACTGTTAAGTTAGATACAACCATGCCACCTCCAGCTCCGGAAAAACCTCTATCGGCACTTTGTTGCATAATATGATTGGTTGCACTATTATTTAAAACTTGTCCTCCTCCGTTCGGTCTAAATAGCTCAGGACCACGTTCTCCAACTAAGTATGGAGAGCCTCCTGAAGCCATACCACCAGTAGCCATAGGTCGTATATAGCCACCAGTTGCCATACCGGGTACTCCTATATTACCTAATCCTTGAGATATTTTATCAAACGGTGACATAATAGCGTCTTTGAACGAACTAGCTAAAGAAATAATGTTAGCTATCCCACCACCTATGAATTTAATTAAATCCCATGTAGCAGCTAAAATCACACCAAACATTTTAAATCCTTCTATCAATCTATACATCCCTCCACCGGGTTCTGTAAAAGCTGTCCACGCCCCTTGTAATATTCCGGTGTTAGAAATAAGTCTACCCAATCCAATAACTATAGCACCTATAACAATACCCATTGCAATATACGGTGCCATGGCTATTAAAGTTGCCGCTCCTAAAGCATATGTGGCACCAGTTGCTAAAATCAACGATTTAGTTTTTACTCCTAGGGCTACTATATATCCCCATGTGCCCATAACTATACCTGCTAGAGTAATACTACGGATAGTTTCTATGATATTAAGACCAGTTTCCATAAGAATTAAAGTTCCTACAATTGCTGCTCGTTTTATGTACCCTAAATTTAATGCTCCTGTTAGACCTACTAGTAGTGATTTTTGTGCTACTTCTTCGTATAATAACTTAATAGTCATCATCTGTACTATATTAGAAGCTATTTGAAGTGCAGTAGTTATAGGTAATATTTTATTCATTATGTAAAAGGACATAACTAACTTAGTTAATTGTGGACCCATCATGTCTAATGCTCTAACCACTATTCTAAGCGGTAATGTGTATAATCGTAGCATTTCTACATTTAAAAAACCTTCCTTTGCGAAATCTTTTATGATTGGTATTATTTCCATTAACACCTCATGCATCGCTTTCATACCTGAAACTGCTATCTCTTGTATTGCCATACCAAAATCAGTTAATGTCTTACTACCATCTTCACCTTCTACTATTAATCCTTGTAAATCAGCTATCATAAGTGAAACAGTCTTATGAAAAGCGTTCATATATCCTTCAGCTACATAAGTAGCGTCAGTCATTTGAAATATCATTTGTACATTATTCTTTAAAATCTGTACTTGGGACGTTAGAGAACTATTCTGTTCCGTAATCATTTTATCTAACTCCCCTCCAGCACCTGCTGTATCTTCAACAGCTTGTGTAAATTCGTCTGATGCCTGAACTAAGTGAACGAAAGCCGTTGCACCTCTTACGTTCAAATCATCAATCAATGTAGTCAACAACTCAGTGTTGTTAACAGTATCCTCACCAACTACTTCTGCAAAATCTGCTGCAATATCACTCAATTGCCTCATATTACCTTCTGCATTCAAAACGGATATTCCCATCTTTCTAAAAGCAGCATCGTTATTCTCAGCGTGTTTAGCAAACTGTGCTAGCGCTTGTCTCAAACCACGCCCTGCAATACCAGCCTCCAAAGCTCTATTAGTCAAGACTTGTAGAGACCCTAATAACTGGTCAATAGATTGCCCTGTAGAGGTAAAGAAAGGTAGAGCAAACTTAACAGCGCTTGATAAATCTTCATACTCTATTAAAGACTTCTGTATAGCATGCGCAAACTTATCTGTTACAACGGCAGCATCTTCTGCTTCCATACCAAAACCAGCTATCGTTTGTGTGGTTAATTTAGCAATGGTATTATGGTCACCTTGCACAGCTGCGCTTAATTTTAAAGTGTGAGGTAACATCTTCATAGATTCATCAGCGCTTAATCCTGCCGAAGCAAGCTGGTAAAGACCAGAAGCACCGTTTTGCATCTCAATACCAAATTGCTGACCAAATTGCACTATCTGATTACTAGTCTCAAACAGTTCTTTTTTAGTCACATTGAACACAGAATTTGCATTCATTAACTCTTTTTCAAAATTAATCAATTCTTGTGTATTCTGACTCAATTTATAATAAAATGCAGTCATAACTGCTATAGTATCTCTTAAAGAATTACTGAAGTTTCCAGCTAATGATTGAGCATTCGAAGCTATTTTAGTTCCGAACTGTGCAGCTGCAGTTGTAGCCTGCTTTAATACCCTTGCTGTTTTTTCTGTGGCTTTGTTATATTTTTTCTCTTTTGCCTTAGCATTTCTATCTAGCTGTCTCTCTTCATCTTTACTACTCTTTATACCTAGCTCCCTTGCTTTATTAACATGACCTATAATATTGAGTTCTTCTTCAGTACTACTAAC